GGCCGGTCCAGTCGTTCGCCCCGGTCGAGCAACTGACGAATCCATGGTGGCGGTGGCCAGTCGAGGATTGCGACTGCTGGATGGTCTGGGTTGCCGCTGGCGACGTGGTCCGGGCCTTTGATGTCATCGTGCCCGCCTACGGCTCGCAGAAATGGGTTGCATTTCAAACGGAGGGTCCGCCGCAGTTCTGGCGGTTCAAATCTTTCCACGCATGGCTAAAGGCGGCAGCAACAAAGAAGCACTCGCTCTCCAAAAGGAATCCATGAGGCAATCCGCCCTCTCGGCTTCCCGGATTGAGGCCATGATGCAACAGAGCATCGAACAGGCGAAAAGCCTCAAACTGCCGGCGTCTCCCGGCCCGGTCGCGCTTCCGCAGGCTGGAAGTGCTGATGCCATCGAATCGGCAATGTCGAGTCGTCGGAATCTGATGCGCCGAAAGGGGCTGAATCAAACCGTCTTCGCCGGCCGCACGCCGGCGCCGTCCATTTTCGTTCCCCGGGCGAACTACGCCGCTGCTGCATGATTGCCGAAGTTGAACAGGTCTTTCCCCGCTTTCTCTCGCGCGAGGAACTCAAAACGCCGGGGCCGCCTGTGTTTACCTTCATCCAGTGCGAGCAATGCCGCGGCATGTTCCGTAGTGCGGCGGGCTCAACCATCTGCGGGGCTTGCCGGCGTTTGCCCGCTGTCACCGTCATCAAAGCCGGAAGCTGGACTGATTCAAAATGAGTGCCGGTATCGCAGAAAGGGAAACGAAGATGCGGGACCGCCTCCGTGTCGAGCAAGGGCATTGGCTCAAGCTCTGGCATGACTGCGCCGCGTTCTGTATGCCGCACAAGGCGCAAGTGGTCCGCAGTAGCCACGTCGCACAAATCACGGCCCCGCAGTGGAATCCGCAGCGGTCAAACTCAGTCGCTATCGATTCACTCAACGTGCTCTCCGGCGGCTGCCGGTCATGGATCACGCCGGGCGGCGCGGAAGGATGGGGTGGCATTTGGGAACCGCACCCTTACCTTGCCAAAAGCAAGAAGGTCAAAGACTGGCTGGCTGATGGCACGCTGCGGAGTGTGCCCGTGCTTGAGGCCGGCGGCTTTTTTACGGGATCGCACGAATTGTATTCCGATCTCGGGGTATTCGGAACCTCCGGAATGTTCCTCGATGAAGGCAAGGAGACGCCGCTGGCGTGCCACACGAAACCGCCGTCGGAATTTGTCTTCATGCGCGGATGGGAAGGCGAGGTCACGCGGGTAATCCTGACATACAGCCGGACCGCGCAACAGTTGGTTGATATGTTCGGCAGGGAGAACGTTCCGCCACGGGTCGCGGCAGACATCGAAGCGCAAAAGCCCGATGAACTGCATGAGGTCATTCATGCGATTTACGGCCGGAGCGATGATGAGATGAAAGCGAAGTACGGCGACGATCCCGCGGGAATGCGCTTCGCCTCGTGCTGGATTCACGTCAGCGAAAGGAAGGTTATGAAGGAATCAGGGTATCCTGAGATGCCAATGGTGATTCCCCGCTGGCTGACGTGGTCGGACTCGAGTGTTTACGGCACGTCGCCGGCCATGCAGGCGCTCGCTGACATCCGCGGGCTTTGCCTTAACGATATGCTGATGGCCACGTTGGCGGAATTGCAAATCAATCCGCGGGTGAAAACCCGGCCAGGCCAGTCGGGTGCCGTGGATCTGGCGCCGGGCGGCGTAACTCAGGAAACTGTCGAGGGTGGCGTTTCGGAATGGGCCACACAAGGGCGGTGGGCTGAGGGCGAAGCGTTCACAGGCCGGAAGGAACAACAGGTTCGCCGGACTTTTCACGCGGACCTTTTTGAGGCCATCGCGCCTCTGATCCAAAAGCGGGAAGTGACAAACTACGTTGCGCAGGCGGTCGAGCGGGAGGCTGTCGGTCGCATCTCGCCTGCCATGGGCCGGCTTGCCTCCGATTTCATCAATCCATCGGCACGCAGGATTTTCATGATGTTGTATCGCGCCGGTGTTTTCGATGAAGCGCCCGAAGAGGCGTTCTACACGGATGCCGGCGGCCAGCGCTACCTCCTGTATCCGCGGGCCGTCCAGACAAACCGCATGTCGCAGGCCCTCAACAGCCGGAAGGCGTGGGCATTCAACAATGCCATGACGCGGATTGCGCCGCTGGCCGCGGTGAAGCCGGAGCTTCTCGACATTTACGATTTCGAAACCATCGCCCGCGACCTCGATCGTGGCGATGGTATGCCAAAGGAATGGCACTTGGACGAAGATGCCGTCGAAAAACTCCGCGAGGCCCGCGAGCAACAGCGGCAAGCGGCAATGGCACAACAGGTCACCGCTGACCTGATAACAAAGCAACCCAAGGCCGTGGCTGAACTGGCCGGCATAGCAGCATGAAAACCCTCTACGATTCTCTCGACGAAATCCTCGGGACTGATGCCGCCGCGGAAAAGCTCTTCTGGGATGATTGCGTCGCCATCTTCTCCACCGGAGCCGGCGCTCGCGTGCTCACACGGATTTGTGAAATCGCGCACCCGACGAATCACGCGCCGGTCGCGGATCCTGTTTTGTCCGCGCATCTGCGTGGGCGCTCTGAAGTTGTCGCGGCCCTGTGGCGCCGCTCGCAACCAATCATCACGCCACAAGACCTGCCGAAACCCTGACAAACTATCATGTCACGTCCATCCAACGAACAATTGATCGCCCTGCGCGAAGAGACAGAAAAAATCCTCGGCGCTGCCGACGGCGAAACCATTACCGCCGCGGCGGCTCGCGTTGTCGCTGAACTTGCGCAATTTCGCGATGAAAACAGTACCCTGCAAACGTCCCTCAAGGAATCGCAAAACGATCTCGAGGAAGTGCGGCTGGATCTGAAGGAAGCGAATGAAAACATCGTCGCCGCCGGCCGGGAGATTCAACGGCTCGCCGGTCCCAACATCGAACTCCAAAGGGAAATCGAACGACTCAAGAGAGTCATCGAACAGGCCGCTCCCGGTGCTGTGGAGTTGACCGGTTTGCCGCTGGCTCCGTTCGGGGATAGTCCGCCGCCGCGGGATCCTTCCATGGGAGATTTGACGCCTGATTACGCGCGCTGGCTGGTTGCAACGCAGTCGCTCGCCGCCGTGCAAGCGCAATACGCCGGCCGCGAGCAACACCTGCCCACTGATGTGCAGGCCGCGCTGAAAGGAGGGCAGTAATCATGGACCCGAACAATCCGAATCCTGATCCCGGCGCCGGTGGCGGTGGCGAGGGCAATCAGCAGCCCTCGTGGGGCGCTTCCATCCTCGATGCGGCAAAGCCCGGCGCTCTCATTATCGATTGGCACATGAAAGCGAAGGAGCCGGCAAAGTGGGAGCCATACAAGGGGGCGAAAACGGTCGATGAACTCTTGGGACTCGCTGAAAAGCGCGTCACTGACGCTCAGGCAGCATTGCGCAATAAGCCTGCCGGAAATCTGCCGGCCCGTCCTGAAAAGGAGGCCACGCCGGAAGCATGGGCGGCCTATCGCGAGGCACACGGTCTGCCGGCAAAGCCCGAAGATTACGGCATCACAAAGCCCGATGACTTCCCGAAAGAACTCTGGAACGATACGGAGGTCACTGAGTTTGCCGCACTGGCGCATGAACTCGACCTCAAGCCCGATGTCGTGAAGGCTCTGACCACTTGGCAGCAAAAGCTGGCACGCGATACCTTCGCGGCGCATCAAAAGGCAGCCGCCGAGTCCAGCGCCGCGCTTCAGCAATCTGAGGCCGCGGAACTCTCCAAGCGCTTTGGTGTGAAGCTCGATGGGACCCTGCAGGAACTCAAATCCACGGCGCAAGCCTCTGGAGCGCCCCCTGGGCTCTTCGATCCGAAGGCCCCCGATTTCCTCGGTGTCCATGCTGTGACGCTCTTCGCGAAGATCCTTGAGCGCGTTCCGCGCGGTGAGGACAAAACCCGGCAACTCTTCGGGGATTCGAAAACCGCAGCGATGTATGATCTCGCGTGGGCAAAGGCCTGCACGGCGAAAGGACATCCGGATTACGAGGCCATCACGAATCCGAAGCACCCGCGGCACGCTGAATTGACAGAGCTGCGGAATCAAGCCTACGCCCTCGCCCAGAAACCCGCCGCATAAACATCCGATGCCTCACCTTGTAGGTCTGAACGGCTTGCCGCTTGTTCCTCGCCCTCCCGATCCCGAATTGATCGACGTCCATGTGTGCGTTTTTCCCGACGGTACTACCTACTGGATGGAATCCGCTACGTCCGACAAGGTCGCAGCGGTGTTTGCCAAATGGAACGCGGACAACATGGGTAATCCGCTCTTCAAGGGCTCCAGTGGCGGCGTTGTCGTCGTGAAAATGCCGCGGTCGAAGTATAACTCAGTGCCGGCAGTTGGCACTTTCCTGAACCTGAACTAACGTCTTTCGTCAGTTGTTGCCAATGGTTGCCGCCGTCCGGGGAAGCCCGGGCGGCGGTTTTTTGTGCAGCCTCCAGAATTCACTTGCGTCGCTGGAATGAGGTCCGCCGACATGTCTGCAAGTGAGACGGACCCTTCGCGGCTTCTCCGCCCTCGCCCCGCCGGCTAGCGACCCCGCCAGGGCTTCTCGTGACAGCAGCGGAATTTCCCAATTCCACTTCTCACAAACATATGGCGGACACCCCGCTTTACCTTCAGTCGCATTTTCGCGAGCAAGTCAAAGACGTATTTGATCAAGGCATCCAGCAGACGGTTTCAAAACTCTCCGACGCTGGAGTCATCGACCCGGATTGGATAGCCGATCAGGTCGTTTACAAGACCGGCACAACGGTTGAGTTCGTCGAAACGACGGGCCAGCGTGGCGGTGACACCCAGCAGGGCGAATACCAGGCCGGCAACCGGTCGGGTTGGAAACGTGATTTCGAGGCGGGCATTCAGTTCGATCGCAACGATGATCGCAAGCTCTACACGGCGAACCTGCCGACTTCGGAGGCCCAAGCGGACCTTCAAGCCGCATGGCACCGGAAGTGGGATGACGTGGTCCTCGATGCCTCCCGCGCGCAATCGCTCGGCGGTGAGCGGCCCTACATCACGGCCCTGACTCTGCCGGCCGATATGACCATTCCGGTCACGTGGGCAAAGATCGCCGATGGCGCCTCTAACACGAATCTCACCTACTGGAAAATTCAGGAGGCGCTGACTCGCATGGAACTGTCCGACGTGGACCTCGACCGCGAAATGGTCTCGCTCTACATCAGCCCGCGCATGAAGCAGGCCTGGTGGGCTTACGCTCAAGCCGGGACTAACGAACTCTTCGCCAACCTGATTGCGGGCTGGATCAAGAAGCCTTCGGAGGGGCTCATGGGCTGCAAGGTCGTCGTGACAAATCGGCTCTATACGAGCGCTGGGAATGTGCAGGCGGTGCTTGCTGCAAAGCGTGGCTTCCGGATGCCGCCCACAACCTACGATGTGCAAATCGACATCCTCGTCAACAAGCGGCATGCCCGGCAAATCGCCGTCTATGCCAACACCGGTGCGGTCCGTCGCTTCGATGAACTTGTGAAGCTCATCTGGTGCGACCCGACTGCGCCCATAGTGGTCTAATCCTGAACCCTGACACAATTCCAAAGGACATCACACTATGACCTCCGCACGAAAAGTTGCACAACTCGCCGCACTCGCCGGCAACATCTCTCAAATCGTGGACGGCAGCGCTCAATTCGAGCAGCTTGTCTTTCTCCGCGACCTCCTCACGACCAGCGCCACTCCCGAAGTGGTCGCATGGGCGAATACTGGCACCGTCTCTATTGCCACCACTGGCGTTGCGACGTTCTCCGATACGGTCACTCCGGCGGCCGTCGGCGACACGTTCGTTGCGAACAGCGTGCTTTACACGGTGGACTCGATCACCACTCCAAACACGGTGATGGTGGTTTCTCCGAAGCCCACGGCTGCGGTCACTGCGGCAACCTTTGTGTTCAATAACGCTGGCTCCTACGTGGACCTCCCGGCTACGAACATGGCGGGTTTCCGTCCGGTGCCTGAACAGTTCCGGATGCGCTACAGCGGCACTGGCACCCTGACCTCAACTGTGAAATGGCAGCGGGTTAACGCCACCACGGGCGTAGCCACGGACATTACAACGGCAGTCGCCTTCAACACTGGCGGCACTGTCGTCTGGCAGGGTGTCGCCGCCGCGACAACTCCAGTCGGGGAGCAAACCGAAATGGCGAAAAGCGAGTTCCTGCGCCTGCGCATTACCACCCTCGGCACCGTGCCGTCGGCTACCACGCGCAAGATCCACATCGAACTCGGCTTCGCCCGGAAATCCGGTCCGCATCTCCAGTAAGCCGTGAATGGCATCCCGGACTGAAATAGCAAACCTCGCGCTCGGGCACTTTGGGGGAGGTCGGATCACCGACATCAACCAACAGAGCCCGAGCGCTGAGGCTATCCGGGACAATTGGAATATCGCCCGTGATGCCACCCTGCGGGCGCATCACTGGAATTTCGCGACAGAGCCGGCCGTTCTGACGGCGCTCGCGACCGCCCCGCTCTTCGGATGGGCCTATCAATACGCACTGCCGGCTGATTATCGGCGGCTCATTTCGGTAAACGGCGTGCTCGCGGGGACGCGCGACTGCCCGTTTGAAGTCAGAGCGCAAAAGC